TGGCAAATACAGGTGCTATAGTGCTGAGCTTAGTAAAAGCTCCATTTATAGGCGTCACAGCAAAGTAAAAGTCTTGTAGAGTAGTGGCTGAATTTTCTGCACCGACATAATCACAGCCCGAGAAAGCGACAGTAGCACCCTTGAGCGTGGGTTTCTTGCTACGAAAGTAAGTTTGTCGAGAACTATTCTTATACCCAAAAGCAGTCGGCGCTGAACGCGCACGGCTCCCAGGGGTGAAATTATTCATTCCACCCGATCTAATGAGTTGTCGCTGTTTGCCACCGTTTGAACCACGCCCTTTAGCAGGCATCGGTTTAGGAACGTTGACAATCCTATTGATGGCAGCAGCTGCTGCATTCTTCTTCTGTTTCTTAGAACCCGGCATCAGGCCCCGGCGTTGAAGCTCGGCTGTTGCCAGTTTGGTCAGAAAGGGAATGCTCTGAGATGCTAATGCAGCTAGAGCCATCTTGCTCAGTTGGATTACCTTGTCTCCGCCCGACAAGGTCTAGCACTTGCATACAACGAGGAAGGTGAGGTGAATGTCTGAGCTCATAAGCAAACTGCAGACGAAACTCCTCTGTCACTGGTTCATGACAGAGGAGCCGATAAAACGACCGGTGCCAGTTTGTTGGGTGTCCTTTCCCACTCTTGAGATCAAAAGTAGTACTACAGAACACAAACTGGTCTCCGTTGAAGACCGTGAAATCTTTAACGGTGTGACCGATTTTAAAGTACATATCACGCAAAAGGTTCGGATGAACCGATGGCGTTTCAAGACTATCGTCCCCCATGGCTGTTGCCCATGTGGCCTTAGTTATTTTCGAAGCGAGAATACGAATTCGACTGTTCGAAGAACTCGTGATATATTGCCCGCTTTTCATCACCCCACGTTTAACCTGTGAGATCATCCGCCCATCACTCAGGACAAAGACTGATAACCCGGAGACCGCCATGCGAGCACGAATAGCTCTCGCATAGCGGGAATCCCATTTCAAGTCAGACAGGCGTATCCGCATTTCTGCTTCAGCATCCTGTTCCCAAGATTGGACGGACCAATCCCACCCAGATATATCCATCTGGACAGGAGCATTCTTTAAATGTGGACGCACTTCAGCCATTATAGCTTCAATGCCCTTATCGTCTAATCCCATTCCTGGTTTCGACGGAACAGACTTCCAAGAGGCAATCTCAAATCGGTTTTGAACACCGAAAAGAACTCGCTCTACTACCTGGTCGATCAAAGAGACCGAACAAATCAGGCGGAAGCGTCCAGACAGAATTTTCTCCTGGAGGTGTGGTTCCTGTTTCACGAAAAGCCGCACAGGGTCGCAAGCTCCACACTTGACCAGTTGCTCTGGCGTCATATCTTTGGCTTTATCTCCTAACTCGGCTAAAACGCGAATCCGCTCTACTACTGCTTGCGCAATAGTGTCGGCATACGCCTGAATAACTTCTTCGTTGGAGCCACCTAAGGCTGACACCGGAACACCAGGTGTGGAGTCCTTCTGAACATCCGAAAACAAAATCCAGTTAAGAGCAAGCTTTTCAGCCTGTTCTGCAACTGTGAGCTCGAAACTCGCATCATCCATCCCCCAGATCGGGATCGTGTGGGGATAGAGTGACACGGTTTCTTCAATTGCTCGTCTTAAGTCTTCGGGGGGAGGGACGCTCCTGTGCCTTCCGGCTTGGAATGCAAGGGATGACCATTCTGCGGTTGGCCCGCGTTCTGGCCACTCCCACTGTCTGAGGACTTCAATTTCTTCCTTAGCTGCTTTCGCTGCTTTGGACTCAGCCCTACGCTTAGCGCCGGGGAATGAGATGGCTGATCTGCCACAGATTTTGAGGCCGATTCCTGCGTCGATTTCGTGACCTTCGACCCATTCGTACCCTCCAAGGTTATAGAAGAACCTGAGGCTAGGGCTAATCTCATGAATGTCAGTTCGTCCTCCGTAAAGAGGTCTTTCTGGCATGTCTTTCGAAGATCCTTGAGCTCCTTCTCCGCTTTCAGAAGCCTCTCCGCTGTTCCCAGCGGAAGAGGTTCGTA